CGCCGGACGATGTAGTTGTTGATTTTGATGCTCTTGCAAAGGCTTTAGGGTCATCTGTAAGCCATAAATCAACAGGCGACATAAGAGAAGTGGCTTTTGCTGTGCGTGATGCCGCTATACGAAAAGTGATGCAAGGCGTAAAATTTGACGCATATATTATCCACACAAATCCAAAACAAGAACATATTCATTTGTATCGTGACCAAAATGTGGAATTTATTTTAATTGATCCCGGAATTGAAGTGTGTTTAGAAAGAGCAAAAGAAAGACCAAAGGGAACTAAAGAATCAATTGTTAAGTGGTATCAATCGCCTCCTTATGTCATACAAGAAATGGGTTTAGCCCCAATAAATTCAGATGATGCGCTTTTGCATTCCGCGCAAAGGATTTTACAGAGTAGTTCCAGTTCATTTAGATTTATGTGAGGTTCGCATGAAAAACGTGACGTTTTTTTACGAAGCTAAGGTCGAATTAGGCCGCAAAGCTGACGAGGCAACGGGCGAGCCCACGGGTGAAATCGAAGCCACCCTTACGACGTGGGGCGCGAGAGAAGGCGCAGACGGTCGACGGTTCTTTTATACGCCAGAGGCTTTTGAGGCGTGGCACGAGATGTGGATGGAAGCAGGAAGGCCGCTTCCGATGTATTTTCAACACTCCTCAGACATGATGCCTGTCGGTGAGTGGTCGAAATTCGATATTACGGACGAAGGTATGACCGGCACAGGAAAGATCTTCCTGAACACCACTTCCGGGTCTGATCTTTATACGATCATGAAGGAATCGCCCCGGATGGTTGGTGGCGTTTCTGTCGGTGCTTACGCAGATGAGTATCAAATGGTGGATGAAAACGGCGAGCCTACAGACGATCCCGACATGTTCTTTCAGATCGTCAAAGGTGGTCTGGCCGAGGTTTCTATCGTGATGCAGCCTAATAATCCGAAGGCTGAGATCAGTAGACTTGAGTATTGGATGGGTACAAAACCCAATCCGAGAACGATTGAGAAGGCTTTGCGTGATGCAGGGCTATCTCGCCGGGATGCGACCGCCGCGTCCGGTGTGTTGAAAGCCATTTTGGAACAGCGTGATGCTGTGGGCGATCAACAAACTGCCACTCAGAGTGAGTCTGATGCGGCGGAGTTGCTGAAAGCGCTCGAATACCGCGAGCTGCTGAAAGCTATTTCAACCCGTTAGGAGAATCAAAATGTTGGAAAAAGTCATTGAAAAACTGGATGCAATCGAAGCATCTAGCGCTGCCAAATTGGCAGAAACCGCACAGGCTGTCGAGGCAAAAGTTGCTGAGGCTGTCGAGTCGCTTAAGACCGAAACCGAAGCAAAGATTGCCGCTTTAGAGGCAAAAGTTGCCGCTCCTTCGATCATCCGTCCTATCCACAAGACCGTCCGTGGCGAAGCAAATCGTCGCTTCAAAGACGTTCTTAAGGAGTACATGAAGGCCGGTAACAACATCGAGCGCGAAGTCAAGATCTTTGAATCTGTCGACCAGTGCGAAGCGTACATCAAGGAAGCCTCGGCTCTTACGGGTTCTGGCTACGACGTTGGTGGCCGTACAGCTTACGATCCCGTGTTCGCTGCAAAGCGTCTCGGAAATCCTTTGATGGATCTGTCGCGTATCGTTGCAACTGACGGTTCGGCTTATCAGTTCCGCGTCAAAACCGGCAATGCAGGTGCTCAGTGGGGCTACACCGTTCAAAACAACGGCACACCCACGACTGAAGCCACAAGCATTTGGCAAGTGATCCTTAAGGACTTAAATGCTCAGTTCCCCATCCGTACGGCAGCACTTGATGACATCGACGGCTTAGAGGCTAACGTTGTTGACGATATGCTGATGGAGTTCCAGCAGGCAATGGCGACCTCGATGATCCAGAACAACGATCAGTCGGGAACCGGAACTTCTGTAACGACGGGCGGCGCTGATGGCTTGCGCGGTTTAGATCAGTACGCTGGTGCTAATGCAACCTACACGGGCGGTTCTTGCTCGACGGCTTCGTTTGGTACTTCGGGAACTGCAACCACCAACGGTTTGCATAACCTTGCTACCTACGATCAGTTGACCACCAACGCCAACACGGTTGCCGCAAATAATGTGAACTACAAAGACGTAGTGAACTTTATTTACAGCCTGCCACAGCAGTATTGGACACCGACAGCAGCGTTCATGATTAACCCGATCCTGCTTCAGGGCATCCGTGGGTTAGTCGATCTGCAAGGCCGTCCGATCTATGTTGACGGTGTTTCGCGCACCGATGGCATTGTTGGTGAATTGCTCGGCTTCAAGGTTGCAGTTAACAAGTATGTCGACAATCCTAGCCAGCCCACCACCGGCGCAGCAGGGACTACGTCCTACTATCCAATGTATTTCGCGGACTGGCAACAGTTCCACACCATCGTCATGCGTCTCTCAATGGTTCTCAGGAGATACGACCAGACAGTTCCGGGATCTATAACATTCTATGGCGAGACTCGTGCAGCCACTTCGGTGCGCGATCCTAACGCTGGTGTTCGTTATCGTTCGACCGGTACGGCTGCTTGATAAAAGAGGGCGCAAGCCCTCTCCCTTTTGGAGAGACTATGAAACAGGTAATTTTGGAAGGCTTGAAAGAGGCTCTTCAACAGGGCAAAAGCACTGTCAACCTCGCGGAAGCCTCAGCCCTAACCGGCTCAGGCAGCGGGGTTGGCGGTCGCGTTTACAACGAGGATGTGTTTGCATCCCTTCGTTACTGGAACCCATTTCGGGTTTATGCAAATCAGACAATGACGGCAGACTCGGATATTCAGTTTGTTGTCAAAACGGGTAACGCTGCTAACTCCACAAACCCGTGGGGCTACACGGTCAACGCGAACTCAGGCTCACCCAATATCGCCACATCCATTTGGCAGCTTCCGATGCGTGTTATTTCCGCTCAGATGCCAATCAGGGCAGCGGCGATGGATGACATTAACGGATTAGACGCTGCACTTGTTGAAGATCTCGCAATGGAATTTAGCCAGATCGAAGCTGCGTCTATGGCAATCAATAACGATCAGGCAGGCTCTACAACAACCTCCACAGGCGCTACAAACGGCCTTAGAGGCTTGAAGATGTACGCTGGCACTGCTGGATCATCCGCTGCTTACGGAACGTCAGGAACGGCTATAACAGCGGGCATACACACACTTAACACAGTGGGCTTTACACATACGAACCTTGAGTGGGAAACGCTTGTAGACGTTGCTAATGCTCTTCCCGGTCAGTTTTGGAGAATGCCGGGAACCGCGTGGATGATGCACCCGACAGCTATTCAGATTCTCAGAGAGTATGCCCACTCTGGTAATTCTTACGCGCTTGTAGAAGTAGGCGAGAAAGACGAAGGCCCTGCGGTAAACATTATGGGCTGGCCGGTTATTGCTAATCCTTATTTGGATGCTCCCGCTGCTGGTGCTTCTCCGATTTATCTTGCAAACTGGCCGCGGTTTATGTGGATCGTCGATCATTCAGAGATGACGCTTCAGAGAATGGAGCAGACCCAACCCGGAACGATTACGATCTATGCTGAGAAGCGGATGGTCTCGACCGTTCGTGATGTAACTGCCGGTGTACGTTTGATCGGAACCTAAGATGCCATCACAACTGCAAGGTAACTTCGGAGCGGGTTCAAGAAACCCGTTCAACTACTCAAAGGTCATTGAGAGCGGTCGAGATTCGGTCACTCAATGGCTGACGTTTGAGGAAATCACCAACCAGTTGAATTTGTTTCAAGATGAGTCACAGGACGATTACCTTGCTCAGTTGGAGCTCGCCACACGGATGGCGATTGAGGACTACTTAGGTGTCCCGGTCTTTAACGTCACCTATCAGGCTTCCTACATGATTTCGGGGCTTATGGCTGCACCTGTAAGTCTTGATCTACCCGAAGTCTCGCAGAATGGTGTGACCATAAACTGGGTGAAGTATTACAACGACTTGAACCCTCCGGTCTTAACGACGATCACAAGCTCAAACTATTACTACGACCCAACAGGGAACAAAATTGTTTTATTTGAGGTTCCCAACAATATCAACACTTACATGACCGCTCCGATGCTTTGTCAGTACACCTTACAAGGCTCTGTAATCGGTCAGTATCCTGTAGTCAAGCAGGCCGGTCTCATGCTTCTCACTCACTTGTACAACAATCGCTCGGCTACATCCGCTGAGAATCTAAAGCAGATTCCTTTTGCAGTGGATCAGCTTTTGCGCGTGTACAAGCCACTCGTAATGTGAGCTAAGAATGGTCTTACGCGTCGACGAGATAAGCATCAATAATCTGTCGTTCACCATCACGAATTTGGGTGAGCAAACGACGGTGGAAACGCTTTGGTTTAAGACGCGAGCAAAGACTAAGTCGGTTCACAATCGGATTCGCACGTTAGAAAAATTCAGGCAATACGACAACATGATGGACTTCATTGTGAACTACACGCCCAACATGAGAACGATCTCGGATAATCAAGAGGATTACTCGATTACATTTAGAGGAAACAGTTGGCGAATCGCAGAGGTTTTTGAGCACGATGACAGACAGTGGGTCTCTCTGATGTGCTACAGAAACGAGCCTAGCGTGGCGGTCTGATATGGGGCAAAATAGCGCGGTTGTTTATGCTCAAGCGATACAAGCGCAACTAGTCACAGTTTGCACACCGACTCCAGTTTATGCAGTGTTTAACCGTAACTTTGCAAGCGAACCGACTTTTGTAACGTGGCAGCTCAGAGATGTACATCAGCCGGTGTATACGGGGCCGCAATCGGTGAAGGGTATAGACAGACCGGTGTTTCAGGCTACAGTGTTTGCACAGTTGATGGCGAATTGTTTTAGTAAGGCGCAGCAGATTGTGGATGCCTTACACGGTTATCAAGGTACTTTTGGTGGTCTCTTTTTTGTGTCAAAGGTCGATGTTGATTGGCTCTTTCACACCTACGACAATGACAGCAAATTAAATCAAATCGTTCTTGATTGCACTTTAGACATTCCTGCTTAGTGAGGTGAAAAATGGCTCTTCCAACTAAAGTTTTACCCGGCTTTTCAGCCTCGCTGTATTGCCAACCAACTGCAACTCCAACCCCGTTGACAACTGCGAACCTTTCTGTGGTTGCAAGCGTTTCGGCTATCGCAGTCTCCTCTAATCTTGTTCCTGTCGAAGCGATACCTGCTTTTGGGCAAGATGATGCGGTGGCTAACTTCTCGGTTGCTGGTTCGCGTCAATCTGACAAGATCCCGGTTCAATCCGCTCCAACATCTTTGACATGCGTAGCGGCATGGAATCCGTCAGATACGGTTCTTCTTCTGCTTCGCGGCGATGCTTATAACGGCACGATTGATCGCACGTTTGTTGTCGCAGCAACGGACGGCACAAACATCGTTTACTACGCCTTCAATGGACGTGTAAGCCAGTGGACGATTGATCCTGCACCCGGCGCTGAAGCTCAGGTGACATTCACCATTCACCCCAGAGGTAACCAATATGGCTGGTCAAACAATGTCTGATTTTCTTGAGGGCATGAAGGGATACTATGGCGATCTCCACCAGTACGCTAAAGGCCATCCCTTTACCCTTCAAGAGGTGGATGCCGCCTTACAGGAAGCCGAAGCCGCTGAAGCTGTCTGTCTTAATGTAATGAGGCAATATGCAGCGAGCGAGTGACGATTTACTGAGCTATCTCATCGCGCAGGCCCAAACCGGTGCTAAGAACTGGTTTGGGTATCCACAACAACGGCTCATCAATATTTCACTGTGCCATCAGATTGCAGCTAATCACGCGGACTGCATGTCACCGGATGAAATTGTTGATTACGTCCTGAAACTAAACGATCAGATCTTCAAGCGCATCGTTACCAATGGGCAAACTTGAAGCTAAGGGATTCAAAGAGTTTGAAGATTCCCTTCTAGAGTTAGCCGAGGAATTTGGCACGACCAAAGCTCGACGCTCTTTACTTCCCGGTCTTAAATCCGCGATGGAGCCCGTTAAGGCAGCGATCAAAGGAAGGGTTCCCGTCGATACTGGCAAGCTCCAGTTAAAAGTCAGGAACGGCGCAAAGGTTGCAACCCGAAAAGACAAAGGCAAAAAGTATCTGAGCCGCGATACGGTGGCTTTTGGTTTTGTCGATGTCGGTGTTGGTTATCGAGATGCGAAGGGCGAATATCGACCCGCTGCCGAAGCCATAGAATTCGGCACTGCCGAGCAACCCGCAAGACCGTTTATCCGTAACTCTTTTCAATCAATGGCATCATCTGCCCTTGATCGTCTAGCGTCTTTACTGGGCGCTCATATGGATCTCTGGGCAGCAAAACAACGAGCAAAGGTTAGAAAATGAAAATACAGGACAGATTTGGAAAGTCATTTCAACGACAGACTCACGCGGATATTGATTTCGCCGGGCATACCTTGAAAGTCTATCTTCCGACTCGGAAAGAAATGTTGGGACTTGAGGACAAGATCAAGAACCCGCCGGATGCTTTAATAGCCGAGGAATACGAGAAGCTACACGCCACATTTCAAAAGCTCTACAAAATTAATCAAAACGTCAATGCTGAGTTTAAGGACGATGACATTGTCGTAGAGGGTCGAAGCCTACGAGAGGCGGCAAAGTTTAAGGCTCAGGATTTGATGCGCGAAATCGCGTATGTGAATCTGGTTGGATTTGAAGAGGGCGACGAAATGCTTGCGCTATCTTACGAGCAAATCTCCGAGACGTTTTCAGAGGCGCAGATTAAGCACTTAGTCAGTTTGATTGAGAAAGCAGTCAATCCTGATTACGAGGCCATCCAAAAAAACTAAAGGGGTCGCTATATCGTCAGGTGAGGGCCACGGCGATCTTTAACGGCCAAAGTCCTGAAGTGTTCGATAGCCTTGATGTAGCGACCGTCCGAGAGTTAGAATTGATGTACCGCGACGGCATGATCGGAGCGAGACATAACTTAATGTTGATCTCGCACTTGATGGCAATTGTTTACAACGCATTGTCTAAGAACCCGATGAAAAGCCGCGAGTTCTTCCCGCATTTGGAGGAGTATTTTGTTCCTCCAAACTATATGACAAAACAAGAGCGTGATTTTCTGGCGTTCACTTCGCTACCCGGATTTAAAGCGGAGTTTCTTGAAATACTAGGGGGAAATCGTGGCGGGTAAACTCATTGCAGCCCTACAAGTTGCTCTCGGTCTGGAGAGTGCAAAGTTCGTTCAAGAAGTCGACAGGGCGAGACAAAAAACCCGCGAGCTGAAAGTATCTGTAGACGTTTTAGGTACGGCTATAGGCGCACTACGCAGCCCTATGTTATTAGCCGCGGGCGCTGCCACAGCTTTTGCTACATCCTTTTTCAAAGCAGCAGATGCGGTTAATGACTTTGCTGAGGGCTCCGGTCTAGCGATTGAGGAAGTCTTAGCCCTGCAAAGCGCGATGGTCCAATCAGGAAAAGAGGCCGACAATGCCGCGCAGATGTGGGATCGGTTCTCTACGACTTTAGGTGGGGCTGCTGACGGGCAAAAGGAACAAGCCGATCTATTTAAAGAACTCGGTGTAAGTATTGCCGATGCTGGCGGGATGCTGCGTCCTGAGATTGAGATCTTTAGAGACCTAACCTCGGTGCTTTCGCAGATGGGTCCGGGCGCAGAGCGGGCAAGACTTCAGGTTCAGTTGTTTGGTAAACAGTTTGCCAACATAGATATATCTAAGATCGACCAGCTCTCAAGAAACACCGACAAGTTCACCGGCGAAGCTAAGAAGGGTGTTTTAGCTATTGGTGAAATCGGTGATGCAATCGACCAGTTAACCGAGAAGGCGAAGATCGGCTTTCTCACGATGATGGGCAAAGCTAGAGACGCGTGGACGGGCATTAAGAAGTTCTTAGGATTTGGCGAAGAAGAAGCTCCCGCTCCGGTTGTCAATGTTGCAAAGGGCGGCATACAGTCAGGAACGAGAGTTAAGCCTGTAAAGGATACAAGCGCAGACTCAGCGGCGAAAGCGCTTAAGTCTTATTTAGAAGGCTTAGACGCTCAGATTCTCAAACTCAGAGAAGGCGAGGAAGCCGCACTTAGGTTTGAGGCTGCAAAACAAGGTGGTCCTGCTGGCTTAGAAAAGATGGAGCAAATCATAAAGCTCCGCAGAGAAGAAGCCGAGATGCAGGAGCAACTACAAAGAAACGCAAAGGAAGCCGCGCAAGAAATAGCGGCAGCCGAAGATCTGCGAAAGATGCGGCAGGACCAGATCATCAAGGATTACGAGAAACAAATTGAAATAGAAAAGGAAGCTCAACAGGTCGCTCTAGACGCAATGTGGCAGGCCGAGGTCACTGCTAACAAAGAACTAGAGGCGATGGATCTCACAAAGAAAGAAAAGGACGAGCAATTAGAGCTTCTTGAGGATCTTCGGGACGGTTATAAGTCTCTCGGCACTACGATTGTCGAAGCCTTCATGCAGGGTAAATCAGCCTCACAGGCTTTCAAGTCTGCGCTCAGTTCGCTCTTACAGAAACTCGCCTCAAGATCGCTTGATAAGTTTTTGGATGCCATCTTTAAGCCAAACATGACGGGCGCTCCCTCATTGTTTGAAAACTTCATGTCGACCATTCCCGTTATCGGCGGGATCTTTGGCAAGCGAGCCGGAGGAGGCCCGGTTAATTCCGGGAGCCCTTACATCGTGGGTGAAAGAGGTCCTGAGTTGTTTGTGCCTAGCATGTCTGGGCAGGTTGTCCCGAATTACGCGATGGGCGGAGCGACCACTGTGAACAACTACAACATACAAGCTATCGACGTTAAGTCTTTTGAAGATCGGATCATGGGCAGCAATCGAGCGGTATGGGCGGCAAACTCCTACGCTCAAAAATCACTATCACCTAGAGGTCGAGCATGAGCTTCCAGACCATCCTAAACATTTCACAATCCATCACGGTTAATAACCGAAGAATGGTTGGGCAGCAATACTCACGATCAGGGCAAGTAAGGACAGCTCAGTATGTGACCTCGGTTCCGTGGGTGTTCACAGTCAAGCCTCATGCTTATCTTTACTACCCGCAAGTCCGAGATGTCATTCAGACGATTGACAATCTAGATAGACAGAATGCAGCGACCATCACATTCAACACTACAAACCTTCAGTGGTTCACAGAATATAAGGGCGGTCTCAGTTCGGTTCAGGCCGCGGCTCTTACGCTTGCTTCGCTACCAGCAGGGAACGCCACGGTGATTGCTATAGGCAATTTACCTTCCGTAAGTAGCGGCACAGTGGTTTTTGAGGCTGGCGATTTTATTCAGTTAGGAAATTATCCTTACAAGATAACCACACAGGTCTTAAGAGGCTCAGGATCGACCGTTAACGCGACATTGCACAGGCCGATCATAGGAACTCCCACTGTTGGCACGTTAACGGCTGTAGGGGCTTCCTGCACGTTCTCTGTCGTTGCTGAGGTTTGCCCTACCTACACACTAAGACCGATGACAAATGGTGCTTTTGTTGATTGGGATGCCGACTTTGTTTTCAGAGAGAACGTCCAATGACAACACCAATGACAGCGCTAAATAGCGCGACCATCACACACGGCGAATTTGTACGTCTTACAACATCAACGGCGACTTATACATTTTGCAATGCCGCGGCTCCAGTTGTTGCGGGCGGCATTTCATTTACAAGCCTCGGAAGTCTCTTGTCTGTTGGGGCGGTGAATCGTGAGATCAAGGCGACTTCAATAGATATGGTGATTAGCCTTATAGGCATCGACCCGACAAATATTTCTTTGGTCTTAGGCTCAAACATCAAAGGCTCTACTGTCGAGATCTGGCGAGGATTCTTTGACTCTAATTATCAAATTATTACAAGCCCGACAACGCAGTTTTTTAAGCGCTATCAGGGCATCGTCTCAAACATGTCTATTACGGAGGATTGGGATGAAAACGCACGAAGTAGGACTGCAACGTGTTCCATTTCATGCTCTTCTTTCCGGTCGATTCTTGAGAATCGGATTGCAGGGATAAAAACCAATCTTAAGACGTGGCAACAGCGCTACGCATCCGACACGAGCATGAGCCGAGTCGCGGCTATTGCTGGCCAATACTTTGATTTTGGAGCTCCACCTAAATCTGGCTCACAGTCAGATCCCGGATCGACTGTTGAAGCATCATCAGAAATTGATACGAGTGGCGGAGGCTTATGAGAGAAGCGACAAAATACGACATACCGCATTTGTTAGAAATGATGCGGTTATACGCAGAGGAAGCGGGCATAGAAGCATTGAAGGCGCAACAAAACGAACCGCAAGTCAAAAATTTGTTTCAGCAAATGATTAATGGCCGAGGCTTTGTTTTGGTCGATGACAACTTAAGAGGTTTTCTTGCCGCTTATGTAACAGGCAATTTCTGGAATACAGATGTTAAAGAATTGCATGAGGTTGGCTGGTGGGTAATGCCTGAATATCGAAATACAAGTATTGGCGGCAGGCTTTGGCTAAGGTTTAACCAACTGGCTCAATACATGTTAGATCAAGGACGTGTACAGGTTGTTTTGACTAGTCTTATGCACAGCAGTCCAGAGATAGATTACACACGATATAAATTCAAACCTATGCAAGCAACCTTTTTCCGAGAGTAAAAAATGATTGGTACTTTAGTAGCAACCACGCTTTTTTCACTTACGGCAGGGACTTTTGCGTTCTATGCTACTGCGGCGGCAATCAATTTTGCGGTTTCTTTTGTTGTCACAAGAGCTTTTGGGTCTAAGCCTCCGAATTCTCAAGACACGGGCGCAAGGCAACAGGTCCCTCCAGCTAACAACAACTCGATTCCTGTCGTTTATGGCGATGCGTGGCTAGGTGGAGTGTTTGTTGATGCTGTTTTGTCGACCGATCAAAAGACGATGTACTACGTTCTTGCGATCAGTTCTATCTCATCAGACGCAAGCGCTACATTTTCCTTTGACCGGTCAAAGTTTTACTACGGAGATCAACTGGTAACGTTTGACGGAACAGATCAGACAAAAGTTATATCTCTTACTGATGGGGCCACGCCTCCAAATGTCGACGATAAGATAAGCGGAAAGTTATATATAAGCCTTTACACGTCTACAAACGCTGGCGTTATTACACCAATAAACGGCACTGCGCCGCATGTTTTTATGGGAGGCTCTGATATTGCAGCTTCTCTTCGCTGGCCGTCATCTGGACGGCAGATGAACGGACTCGCCTTTGCGATTGTCAAACTGAATTACAACACTGACGCAGGGACAACCGGGCTTTTGCCAATCACGTTTTATTGCAAGCATTACCCTAAAGGCGGATCTGTAGCGAAGCCCGGAGATGTCTGGTACGACTACATGACAGATACAAGGTACGGTGCAGGCATGATGGGCCTAGTAGACTCTACAAGCAAGACGGCTCTTAATACTTACTCAGACCAGACAATCACCTACACGCCCGCAGGAGGTGGATCAGCTACGCAAGCCCGATACAGGATCAACGGTGTTGTCGACACAGGAAGGCCGGTGCTTGAGAACGTCGAAAAGATGCTGGAATGCTCAGATAGCTGGATGGCATATAACGCGGCTTCGGGTCTTTGGTCGATTGTCATCAACAAAGCAGAAAGCTCGACCTTTTCATTCAACGATACAAATCTTATCGGCGAGATCAGAGTTTCGGCCACCGACATCAATCAGCAGATTAACCAGATTCAGATTGAGTTTCCATCCAAACTAAATCGAGATCAGCCCGATCTTGTTTATATGGAGACTCCCGAGAATCTCTTATATCCCAACGAGCCACCCAACAGACAAACAACCACTTTAGAGTTTACGAACGATTCCGTTCAGGCTCAGTATCTCGGCAACCGCAGGCTTGAGCAGGCTAGAGAGGATTTGATTGTCACGATCACTTCCACTTACCCCGGCATTCAGGTTGACGCGGGTGATGTGGTTGATATTACAAATGCCGACTACGGATGGACGAATAAACTATTTAGAGTGATGAAGGTATCCGAGGCGACTGTCGATGACGGCAACCTCGGTGCAAGCCTAGAGCTTTCTGAGTACAACGCGGTGGTCTACGACGATGCGAGCATCACCGCATTTACTGCCGCTCCCAATTCAAGCCTGCCGAGTCCTAATTACTTTTCTTCGCTAAACGCTCCGGTTATTGGCGATCTATCGCCTTCGACAGCTCCTCCGACTTTCTCGGCTACCTGCACGATGCCAGCAGTTGGAAGAGTAACGACGATCACCTTGTTTTACACGACCTCTGCAAGCCCATCTGCTACCGATTGGAAGGTATGGAGTTCAGCCATTCTTTCCAATGGCTCTACGTTTGCCAACTCATCAAGTTTTAAGTTCGACAACATCACATTGTCCGCAGGAAATTATTACTTCGCTTTCTCTGTCGAAAATGATTCTGCAAAAAGCGCTCTTTCTGCAACAAGCTCGGTATTAAATTGGACTCCAGTTACGCCCACCGGACCGACAGGACCGACCGGAGCAGGCGGGGCCACTGGCCCTACCGGGGCATCATTAACGGGGCCGACAGGCAGTTCGGGCTTAGTAGGGATTGCCGCACTGACGGCTTATCTTGTTCAGTCACAAAGCGCTGCCGCACCAACCTTTACGACTCCGACCTCTGGATCTGCGGTCCCTAGTGGCTGGTCCTCATCAACTCCTGCGGTGTCTATCGGGCAAGTCCTTTGGTACATACAAGGAAGGTATAACGCCAATGCAGTCACGGTCGACGGTGTTCCGGCTAACTCGACAGCGTGGACGGGTCCGATTGCTGCATCTATCTTCCAAAGCATTAGGTCCGATAACTACAACGGGCCAAATCCACCAACAACTACAAACTTTGGAACCCTCGGTTGGTATCTCGATCAACCTTCAGGGAACCTTTACGCGAATGCTGCATATCTTAGAGGTGAATTAGTTACGGGTGTAAGCGGGGCGCAGCGGGTCGAGATCAACAAGGGAGTCTCCAATAAGGTCGCGGTTTACAACTCTAGTAATACATTACTAGCGACATTTGGAGGCACTGGCACAAGTACAGACGCACTACTAAGGCTTAACCCTGTCATCACAGGATCAACGGCAGTAGGAGCGAGCGCAGAGATTCCCAACGTCACGGGGCTTAGTAATAGTTCCTATGGTTATTACGCAAAAACAGTTGATGCTTCGATTGAAGGCACATTAGGAGCGTGGGTAGGAACGGGCTCGACAAACATTCGGTCGGGTGCAAGTGGAACCAGAGATTACGGATCAGGTGTAGTCAGTGGTTTCTTAGGCTATCAGGATGGATCTTATTCGGCTGCCGTCAGGGGATACAACACGAGCGGCGGAACTGAAGTCTCTATTGCTGACTCTTCAGGTTATGCGCTAAACATCCGCAGCGGAACTATCAGATACGGTTCTTATACGTTCTCTGCCTTCAACGGATCTACGACTCAATTCCTGAGAGGCGATGGAACGTTTGCTAGTCTTAGCGCATCAGACATTCCTAATCTTCCCGGCAGCAAGATCACGAGTGGGCTTGTTTCGGAAACCTATGTCGGTGGATTTAAGAACGGATCAACTTCAGTAGTTGGTGCAGCGGGAACCGGATCTACAGCGACCCTGCAAACATTTTTAGGATCAGAGAACACCAATCTCACGACCGGGAATATGGTGTATTACACGCTCTCAGGCGGAACCTATGCGGGCGTCTATATTAACCAGCGAGGGTCAACCGCAACGTGGTCGACGCTAACCTCTGATGCGAGGATGAAAGATGTCTTAGGCGACATTCCGGTTCCTAATGCACTGGAGGCTATAAAAGCAATCGGCAAGCCGGTTGTTTGGAAATGGAAGCATGAAGCATCTAATCCAGTCTGGGGTTATACGGCGCAGCAAGTCGGCGCAGGTATTGCAGAGGCTTTAGTTGAATCACCAATGCTTCCTAGCGGCGATTATCAAAAAGTACCGGGAACGAATGATCGAGTTTTAACGTTCGACAACACTAAATTCCAAATGCTAAAAGATCTTGCTTTACTAGAGTTAATTCATAAGGTCGAGGCATTAGAGGCTAGACTTGCGGAGCTAGAATGAACTGGCAGATCACCAAACTAGAAGTGAAACCCATCGTAGATGGCCTCTCAGACGTTGTTATAGCGGCTTCGTGGACTGTAAGCGAGGCGGATGAGTCATTCTCAGGGGTTACATTGTTAAGCCCTCCTAGCGGTGATTTCACACCTTACGACAGTCTTACACAAGATCAGGTTTTAGGATGGGTTTGGCAGAAAGTCAGTAAGGAAGGAACCGAAGAGATCGTTAGTACAAGGCTTCAGGAAAAGCAGTCACCATCAACCATTGATCCGCCTCTGCCGTGGGAAACATGAAAATCTGCGTATACGCAATCTCAAAAAACGAAGAGCAGTTTGTAAAACGATTCTGCGACTCAGCAAAAGATGCTGACCTTATCCTGATAGCCGACACAGGCTCTACGGACAACACTGCAAGCCTAGCCAGAGAATGTGGCGCTACCGTCTACGATATATCTGTGAAGCCGTGGCGTTTCGATATGGCAAGGGATACGGCTTTATGTCTGATCCCCGGCGACTACGATGTCTGTGTCTCTTTAGACCTCGACGAGGTTTTAGAACCCGGCTGGCGCGAAGAGATAGAAAGCGTCTGGAAGCCCGAAACGACTCGATTGAGATACAAGTTTGATTGGGGGCATAACATTCTTTTCTACTATGAAAAGATCCACCATCGAAACGGCTACCGTTGGAGGCATCCGGTGCATGAGTACCCTCGCCCCGACCTCCGCATCAAAGAAGTCTATGCCCAAACAGACAAACTCTTAGTCTCTCATCACCCCGATCCCACAAAGTCACGGGGGCAATATCTCTACCTCCTCAGAATGGCTGTTAAAGAGGATCCTAGATGCCCTAGAAACGCTTTCTACTTTGCTAGAGAGTTAACCTTCTACCGTCTCTGGGATGAGGCTATAGAGGCTCTAAATGCTTACTTGAATATGCCTGAAGCAACGTGGCCGAATGAGCGGTGTTACGCGATGCGGCTCTTAGGTCAGGCTTATGATGAGAAACTTGATTACTGGACGGCTCTAAAGTGGTTCAGGATGTCGATTGCTGAGGCTCCGGGAACACGAGAACCGTGGGTTGATTTTGCGATGTCTTGTTATAAGAAACACCTGTGGAAAGAATGCCATCACGCGGCTACAATGGCACTTAGCATCGTGGACAGAGAGCTTGTCTATACCTGCGATCCTGAAGTGTGGGGATCTAAGCCGCACGATCTTGCAGCGATCTCGGCCTATCATCTAGGTCTTAAAGACGAGGCGGCGCGATATGGTCAAGCCGCTGTTGATCTTTCTCCCGACGATCAAAGACTAAAAAACAACCTAGCCTTTTACAAAGATGGGGTGGTAGAATATTAAAAAAGACAAGATAGCCACCGTTCTGTTGAGAGTGCTTAACGAACGTCATCTACCGAGTGAGGGAAAATGGCCGTCTTTAATAAAAATACGCTGACGCAAGTTAGCGGTTTTGATAATCAAATTATCGCCGGTGAGCTGGTATACAACCAGAAAACTTACTGGAATTTGACGCTCAATAATTCAGATGGAACGCCTCGTAACTTGACGGGCGCAACCGTCACAAGCCAAATTATTCGAAGGCAGCTCTCTAATGTTAGAGACTCGCGCTACGGTCTCACATTCGACATAGCCGACTACACGCCAGCACCTAGTCCTGTAAGCCTGACAATCACCAATCAGAATCTTGCGGCTGGATCGTTTACTCTGGTGATAGATGAATCTGCGTGGTCGGTTCTCTCTACAGACTCTCAGCTTGACATTAACGCATCTAATCCAGTTGGTTTTTCTGGAAACATCACGATTGCAATACCCGCAAGCGGATCTACACCCGCGCAAGACTTGATTATTTTCTTGCTATTTTTAATCAGATCTGATGGGGTTACGAATTGAGCACGACAGTTACAAGCGCGAACCAGATTACGCTTGTCTTAGATCAGGGCGTTATTGGCCCTACTGGACCAGCGGGACCTCCGGGTGGACCGACAGGCCCAACGGGGCCCGTTGGTGGCATAGGCAGTGTTAGTTGGACGGGCGGCATTGTATCTATAGCTAACCCAACAACAAGTCCTGTTTTTTCTGTTGCTGGTACGACAGGAGGCATTCCTTACTTTGTCTCTGGCACAGAGTGGGCATCTTCCGGTGCGTTAGGTACTAACGTTCTCACGGCGTTACAAGTTAACCTAAACGCAAGCGGCGGAATGGTTACAAGTGACGGAGCGGCGACTTTAACGAGCAAGCGAATTGATCCGAGGGTTAGTAGCACTGCAACGGCAACTACCATCACGCCTTCGATTGCAAATTACGATCAATATGTAGTCACGGCGCTAGCATCAAGTCTTTCCATTCTGGCTCCGACAGGATCGCCTCAAAATGGCGACAAATTGATTTTTAGAATTCTTGACAATGGGACTCCTAGAGTTTTAACGTGGGACCCAATTTATAGAGAAATAAGCACTTTGCTCCCTGCGGCAACGATAGCTGGCAAAGTGATTTATGTAGGGTGCATCTACAATACAGACGTTTCTTATTGGGATGTAGTCGCAGTTGCCATTCAAACTTAAGGAAGTGCTATGGAAATCGCAAAATCTGTTGATATTGTCTCTAGCGACTTAATTTGTCGCTCGCAGTCTGGAGAAAATCTCATTGCTTTAGGTAAGTATTTTGTCAGTTGTTTTGACAAAGACGGTCGCTTAAAGTGGTCAGACGAGGCTCCCAACCTTGTTGTTAATACCGGGCTTCAGTATATGGCTGGAACCTCCCTAGACGGCGCTACAGCTCGTATTACTGCGTGGTATGTAGGCTTGATTACGGGACCCGGCAGCGGTACAACGTTTGCGGCTGGCGATACGTTAGCTTCGCACGCTGGATGGACTGAAAGCACTGCTTACTCAGGAAGCCGACCCGCAGCGACGTTTGCGGCAGCAACGACTGCCAATCCTTCGGTGGTTACGAACTCGGCAAGTAAGGCATCGTTCAGCATCAATGCAACTGCAACGATTGCAGGAGCGTTTCTGTGTAGCGTTGCATCTGGAACGTCTGGCACGTTGTTTTCTGCTGCTGACTTTACGGGCGGTGATCGTTCCGTTGCCAACGGCGACACACTGCAAGTAACTTATACGTTCAGTCTAGCGGCGGCATAAGATGGCGTTCGTTCTTGCTGATCGTGTTCAAGAGACAACCGCAACCACCGGCACTGGCACGATAACGCTAGCCGGTGCTGCGACGGGCTTCCAATCGTTCTCGGTAATAGGTAATGGAAACACGACCTTTTACACGATAGCCGATCAGTCCGGGTCCAACTGGGAAGTCGGCATAGGAACGTACACGGCATCAGGAACAACGTTGAGCCGGACAACAGTGCTTTCTTCGAGTAATTCAGGAAGTCTTGTGAATTTTGGAGCAGGCACAAAAGCGGTTTTTGTAACTTACCCGGCTAGCAAAGCTGTCTACGGTGTCAATGGCGTTACTGCCGCAATGATTTGGGGATAATTTATGGCTGCGCCCAATTTGCTTTCGCCGACGAACATTACAGGCAAAACAACCGCTGTAAGCCTAACAACGACATCTGCAACGTCAGTATTGAGTAATGCTGCAAGTTCAGGTAAGGCTTTAAAGATTAACTCGCTGTACGTTGCTAATACAACGGCTTCAGCCGTAAACATCACGATCAACCAATACTCGGCGGCTGCGTTAGGTGGTACGGCTTATCCGATTGCTTCTACGGTGGCGGTCCCCGGCAATGCTACGTTAGTGGTCATTGACAAAGACGCTTACGTTTACCTAGAAGAGAACACATCACTAGGGGCGACCGCAGGTACAGGATCTGCCTTGCAGATTGTTTGTTCTTACGAAGATATTAGCTAGGAGGGTTTATGCCGCGTGGTAACGGCGGGGTTATAGGCCCAGCAAATATTCCGACAACCGCATCTGCAAAGGGTGTCTGGTCACTTGTAGAGCAGATGATTGCCAAAAGTCAGGGCATCTGGCCTTCCTCTATTTTGCCCGACCCTTATTTCGACTACACCACGCTATTGCTTCCCGGCAACGGAACCAACGGCGCACAAAACAACACGTTCTTAGATAGCTCTACCAATAACTTCACCATCACCCGTAACGGCAATACGACACAAGGTACGTTCTCACCGTTCTCGCAGACGGGGTGGGGGAATTATTTTAATGGGAGTAGTAATTTAGAAACACCCGATGCTGCCGCTCTTCATTTAGGCACTGGCGACTTTACTGTTGAGGGATGGGTATACGCTACAACAACAAGTGTAAGCAGACCCATTTATTTTCATAATTACGGTGGTTATGAGCTGGGAATTTTTATAAACAGCGGAAATAATTTAGTTGCCGCTTCTTATGGAGCAAGTACAAATTTTGTTATAACGTCTAGCTCTACGGTTTCTGCAAACTTTTGGTTTCATTTTGCGTTAGTTAGATCTGGGTCTGGGTCTAATAATGTTGTCTTATATATTGACGGTGTTAGTAGGGGTACAGCTACTTATACAGGAACAATGACCAATGGTTTTGCTGGCGGTTATAGAATAGCTAGAGATTATAGTTCTACCTATCTCACTGGATATATAAGCAACCTTCGGGTTGTCAAAGGGCGTGCTGTCTACACATCAGCGTTTACACCGCCAACCTCTCCGCTTACCCGCACCACAGGCGGCACAAACCCACCACAGGGTACAGAATGTTCGCTGCTTACCTGCCAAAGCAACCGCTTCCTAGACAGTAACGGTGTCAATATACCGGCATCTAGCCCACTCACCATCACAGCCAACGGCTCTCCCTCCGTACAAGCCTTCTCTCCATTCAACCCCAGTGCTAGCTGGTCTGCTGCGACTTATGGTGGGTCAGGGTATTTCGATGGGAATGTGGACTATCTAACCGTACCCAATAACACAGCAATAAATATAGGGACAAGCGATTTTCAATTATCGTTTTGGGTCTATCCAACAGCTTTTAATACAACAAACACTATTTTCTACAAAGCTAGCGGGAATCTTGTTGTAAATTTATTAAGTACCGGACAAGTTGGTATTGCTCAATACGGCGCTGGTGGTTATGCAATTACAACAACAAATAGCACAACATTAAATGCGTGGGCGTATGTTGTTGTCAGTCGTGTAAGCAACGTTACAAAAGTATTTGTAAACGGTGTCGAGGGTGGTAGCACAGGCGATTCTTCTAATTACACTTCTACTAACGACTTGTTGGTTGGTATAGATACAGGGAACACAGCGCAAAGATACACGGGCTATCTTGCTGATTTTAGGCTTGTAAAAGGCTCTGGCGTTACATCAGTAACCGTCCCCACAGCACCTCTTACCGCCATCACCAACACCTCCCTCCTCCTCAACTTCACCAACGCTGGTATTTACGATGCTACTAGCAAGAATGATCTGGAGACGGTGGACGGTGCGAAGATCAGTACGGCGATCTCTGCTAAGTGGGGCAGTGGGAGTATGTACTTTGATGGGAGTGGGGATTATTTGAATATGCAATCCTCTGCTCAAACGCAAAATTATGTGTTTGGTACAGGCGATTTTACGATTGAAACGTGGGCGTATTTTACTTCTGTTGCTTCTGGGACTTTATTTGAGTTTAGACCAAACACAAATGGGGCTTACCCGTTGCTTTATTTTTCATCAAGCGGTGTGTTAACTTATTTTGCTAATAGTGCAGCGCAAATAAATTCATCTACGTTATCAACCGGACAGTGGTATCACATTGCTTTAGCACGATCCGGCACGTCAACAAAATTGTTTGTAAACGGAACTCAATCAGGCTCTACCTACACCGATTCAACAAATTACTCATGTAGAACAGGCGGCCCTTTAATCGGGGTGACTTATGGACTTAGTTTTGACCAATTAAACGGCTACCTACAAGACTTCCGAGTCACCAAAGGCTACGCTCGTTATACAACCAACTTCACTGCACCAACAGCAGCCTTCCCAACCTTATGAGGATAGATATGTACTGGACTAAAAACGGGTCTATCCCATCACAAGAAACCGATGGAACAGAGGGCTGGCAACAGGCTCCATCGCCTCCGACAGAGATTCCTGAAGGCAAGGAACTGGTGTGGCTAAACTGGGAATGGATCATAAGAGACCCTAAGCCACAAGACAGAGCAGGTTACCAGTGGAATTGGCAGCACGATACAAGAAGCTGGGTAGAAGGATCGTGGGGGACTGTGGAGGTTGTAGAGCCTCTTACAGTTATTGATGTAACTTTGTTTAGTTCCTCGCAAATTAACAATCTAACAACGTCGCAAATCGTATAAGGCCAGAATGTGTACGGTATCAATTCATTCTCAGCAGCGCCATTCAGCGATACCGGCACTCCGGTTGTTCCGAGTGTTAACAATGTCATTTCTGAATCTGCTAGCGGCTCTGATGCTTTATCAAGCCTAGCTAATTTACAAGCTGTAGCTAATGAATCTGCTAACGCATCTGACGCGTTAGTTAGTACCAATGTATTGCAAGCCTCTGTTTCTGAATCTGCATCGGTTTCCGACGCTAATGTTGGCACTGACTTTGTTGTTAGTTATTTAGTTGTTGGCGGTGGCGGTGGCGGTGGTTCTAGAAACGCATCAGGCGGCGGTGGCGGTGGTGTTGTAGAGGTTCTTTCCTCTGCCGCTTTTGATCTAAATACTTCCTACACGGTCATTATTGGTCAAGGTGGCGCAGGCCAGTTATATACTTCTCCTCGCACCTTAGCTCAGGCAGGGGATAATTCTCAACTTGCTTCAGTCATAGCTTATGGCGGTGGCCGTGGCGCTGGCTATTCAGATGACAATTCCGGCGTTACAAATGGCGGTTCTGGTGCTAGCGGTGGTGGTGGCGTAAGTTTTTCTGGAACAGGTGGTTCGGCTACACAAGGTTATGCAGGCGGGAATGGATCGGGCGTTGGCTTAGGTCAAGGCGGCGGCGGTGGTGGCGCGGGCGGTGTTGGTGGTAATTCAGTAAGCACACCTACTTCAATAGGCGGTGCCGGTGGTATCGGTGTCCAGTCTATTATTACAGGTTCTTACTACGGCGGTGGAGGCGGGGGATTTCCCACAGGAGCCGGTGGTTTAGGTGGAGGCGGAAGTGGGCGCGGATCTACTACTCCTGCTGGTACGGGTGGAACGCCTAATACTGGTGGTGGCGCTGGTGGCGGTGGGACATCAACGACTTCTAACGGGAATCAAGGTGGGTCTGGCGTTATTGTCATTAAGATTAAGGATGCTTACACAGCTACTTTCTCTGGCGTTTCTTCATCCGTTGTTTCTTCGGGTGGCTTTAATACTTACACCATAACAAGTGGCAGCGGCACAGTCACTTTTGCAGAAAGCGGCTTCCAATCATCTGTAAGCGAGAGCGCAAGCGGCTCAGACAGTACAAGTAGCGATCAAATCAAGGCTGGCTTTAGTGATGAAACCGCATCTGGCTCGGATGTTGTCGCTCCCACTCAAAATCTATTTGTTTCTGTCAATGAGAGCGCGACGGGTTCGGATGCTGTCGTTTCTCTCTTAAATGCAATATCTGCAATAAATGAATCATCTGCAATTGCCGATCAAGTTTCTGGCGGTGCAAATCACTTACTTGATATTGTCGAAAGTGCTTCAGGCTCAGATGTTGCTGACAGCGAGCAAGTCAAAGCGGCATCTATTTCAGAAACATCGACTGCCAGCGATAGCGAGAGTTCCGAGCAGACGTTATCTGCGGTGTTGTCTGAATCGTCTACCGCTCAAGACTCGGTAAATGTTATCGCTGATCTTGAAGCTAGCATCAGTGATTCCGCGATTATTTTTGACTCTACGGGCTTAGATGACAAGGTTGATGAGTTTGCTATTGCTAGTGACAGCATCAGTTCCAATCAAGGGTTTAGTTCTTTAGTTACTGATTCTGCTGTCGCGTCGGATGCAGTCTCTTCAGGCAGTGTGGTGCAAGCTGATGTCAATGAATCTGCAAGCGCGAGTGATGCAAATCAAGGGTCGATTGCTTACTTTGCTGCGGTATTGGAAAGTGCCACCGCTCAGGAATTGTCGAGTTCAGACAAAGTGATTCTTGCAAGCATTTCTGAGGCTTGCTCAGTCAGCGATCAGATCATTACAATTTGTGCATTTGATACGGCAACCATAGAATCCTGCACAATTGTTTCGTCTGCAATGAGCGATGGCGTAACGCCTTCACAAAGTTTCTTACTATTCTTCGTTTAGGTCGAAAATGGACTCTCAGACTCTCATCAACGGTCTTTTTGGTGTTTTGTGTGCGGCTTTTGGTTGGTTCTTCCGAGTCATGTGGGAGGCTCAACAAGAACTACAAAAAGACTTAGGTGATTTGGAAAAGAATCTTCCGCACACCTACGCACTAAAAGTCGATTATCAAAAAGACATCTCGGACATAAAAATCATGCTCGGCAAGATCTTTGATAAGTTAGATGGCAAAGCCGACAAATGAGTTTTGAGTCAGCCTTTGACAAGATGATTCAGGACGAAGGTGGATATGTCCTGCATAAAGTAAAAGGCGACACTGGCGGTTTAACCTACGCAGGGATTGCGAGAAACAAGAACCCGCACTGGCCGGGATGGGGCTTTATCGACAGAGACGAAACCCCACCAACTCAAATGGTCAGGGACTTTTACAAGTCTGAATTCTGGGATCGCATACAAGGCGACCAACTGAATCCTGTTGTTGCATCTTCTATCTTTAACTTCGCTGTGAATGCGGGCGTTTCTGTGGCTTCCAAACTAGCCCAGATATGCGTTAAAACGGCTCCAGACGGCGTTATCGGTCCTAAGTCCATACAAGCCCTCAACCAAATGAACGAAGAGCTTTTTGTGGCTTCCTATGCCCTTGCGAAGATCGCTCGTTATCGTGACATTGTGATGCGTGATCGAAGCCAGATTAAGTTTCTTTTAGGCTGGCTCAATCGAGCACTCAAGCTGTGAACATCCTCGGCATATCCTCTGTCGTTGAGTCTGTCGGTAAGGTTATCGGCGACCTTCACACATCCGATAAAGAGCGGATGGAGCTTGAGCTTGAAGCTAAAAGAATAGATCAGGCTGTCGACCTCGGTCAGATGGAAGTCAACAAGGTTGAGGCGGCAAATCAGAATCTCTTTGTGGCTGGATGGCGACCTGCTATCGGTTGGGTTGGCGCAGGCGCGATGGCCTATCAGTTTCTCCTTTATCCCATTCTTGTCTGGGCGTGGGTCTGGCTACAGGCTGAGGGTTATGTACCCAAAGAAGTAAAGCCTCCTCCTATGCTGGATACAGAGGCTCTGTGGGTTATTTTGAGCGGGATGTTGGGGATTGCTGGCATGAGGAGTTTTGAGCGCGTGAAAGGTGTAGCTCGGTAAGTTTCCGCTTCACCATCTCTCCTACTGCCTCCCCGTGGTGTTTTGCAATCTTTTCGATTAGCGGTAACCGAGCCGCACGAGGCTTCGATAAAAGCCAGTTAGCCCAGTCTTGTACGACATACGGCATAGCAGCCTCATAAGCCTGCGCAATTTCCGATCTATCACTGGACTTCACCGCTTTGATGATCTCCAGCCATTGCCCACGATCTAAAGGCCCGATGCTTTTCGATGGTGTCTGGGCATTCTGTGGAGGGAGGTCTCCAGCCGTGTTCGCGCCAGATCTCCTCGACGGGTCTAAAGGTTCTAGGGGTCCTTTGGCTTTCAATGAGTTCCTTCCAGTTCATAGCTTCTCCATTAGATTATCTACTTCAGTCAAAAAATTAACAACGTCCGTTTCTAGGCTCTTAATATCCTCCTCAGACGGCTCAAAACGCACCACAAAGAGCTGTAGTCTCTCCGGGAGTCTAGGATCAAAGGAAACGAAATCGACCCACCTGCGACCCGTACAAGCCATCTGAGCCATCATCTGATTCTTGTAAGTTGTAGGCACTTCTCCCGCGGTCAGATAAGAGATATGCGTTGAGGTCTTAGGGCACTTTATTTCTATAAGCCCATCTTCGACTAGACCATCAGGGCTTGCAGCAAAGTAAGGGATTGCCGGGTGATCGACGATAGCGATCTGTTCCACCCATCGACCCGTCTTTATTTGATACGCGGCTCGTGCAAGCGGTTCGTTCAGTGTTCCCCACTCCATATAACTGTTCGTAAATGTCTCGGCTACCGTTCCTGTCAGTCTTTCTGCAAGGATGTCTGCGATGTAGTTCGCTCGTGTAGCTGTTCCCTTTTTAGCTCGCGCATCTGAGACGCGGGAAGCTGTCACCTTCCCCAACCGTGCAAGCCTCCACTCCTCGGTTCCTTGTTCCATCAGAATGCGATCTCGTCATCGTCGTCTTTTCGACCTTTTTGACCGAGCATCTGGAGAGTCTCAGCAATGATCTCGGTGGTGTATCTGTCGACACCTTGTTTGTCTGTCCACTTTCGAGTCTGTAAACGTCCTTCTATGTACAACGGCTTTCCTTTTTGAACGTACTTCTCGATGATCTCGGCGAGCTTTCCATAGGCAACAACACGATGCCACTCGGTTTCTTCTTGCGGCTCGCCCTGTTTGTTTTTCCAGCGATTAGTTGTCGCCAGCGTGAGATTCGCTAAAGCCGTTCCTGCTTCCGTATATCTGCACTCAGGGTCTTTGCCTACGTTGCCAATCAAGATCACTTTATTTACTGATGACATTCACTATTCCTTTTTCAAATAACCAACCAATCGTTTTCCTGTGAGCTTCTTCCCACGCTTGCCTTTTCTCTTCTTTCCCTGCGCCTCCCTGATCTATCTGCATGTGGCATCTGTAACAAAGCGCAGCGACCCGAAAATCGTGTGCCTTGATACCCGTTCCTTTTCCGTCTTTCTGTTGATTAGAGTGAGCCGCGACAACCGTTCCATCCTCGACACCACAGAGCCCGCAGGGTAGTTCCCTGCAAGCCTCTAAGAGTTTCTTAGACCGCCAGTTCACGCCGTGTTCCTAATGTCGGCTCTCAGATTAGCCTGCTCCGATCTCCAGATCTCAATCCTTGCCTGCGCTGCGATCAGGTCCCACCGTAACTTCTCTTCGATCTCGACGGCCTGCTTAAGCCCGTGTAAGAGTTCTAAATACTCCGGGTGAGCGTAAGCATCCCTTTCCTGAGCACCTAAAGCGTTCTCAAGACTAGCCTTCATCAGGATAGCTTTCTTAGACTTCCTGAACTCTTCTAAATAGACCCGTTGGGCTTTAGCATCGGCGAACTGCCGAGCGTGCTTAAGGATGTAATCAACGGCTTTATGAGGGTCTTTCATACGTCTACAAATTGATGGATAGGAATATGAACACAAGGAACAACATCATCAGGATCTCCTCTATCTGTACGGCCTCCGGGCAAAATTGGATAGCCAACACGAAACGTCCAATATTTCATCGTGTCGGTCCATTGGACAACAAGAACAACCGATCTTTGCGACGCGTTTTGGATGCTGATGGCAGATCGTAACTTTCCAAAGTCAAGCATGTAAGTGTTGTAGTCGGTCGATTTACAGTTTCTTATTTTTACTTCTACCCATCTGACCAGTTGCCCGTTCTGATAGGCGGCAAAGTCCATTTCGTAGAATTTGGGAAGTCGGTAAATGTCGTAGTTAAACCGATCAGCAAACGTTTGCGCGACGGCTAACTCTCGCTTCCTATCAAGTTCAGTTTCGTAAACAGGTCTCACAGGCCTAGCTCCTTCTTACGTTTATCTTTAGCTGCTTCGATTTGCTTTACAAGGTCAGGCGATTTCTTGTGCTTAACAAAAACTTCCTCATAAACTTTCCTAAGATTGTCTTTGTTAGCGCTGCCAATCTTCTCGAGATCCTTGTCAAAGTTGGATTCAGACATTACTTCGTGAGTCTGATTCTCACTGTCGTTATCGCCCTCTGTTGGAATGCAAAAGGCTTGCATCAGAGCGTACTTGTAGGCCGCTGACATTGCTTTATTGGTTGCTTTATCACCTGAGTCCATAGCCTCGCCAATGGTTGATATAACGTGACTAGAGCCATCTTCGCCAGATACAAGAGCGAACTCCATTGAGACGGTGACATAGAACAAAGCAGTGCCGGACTTGTTGACACGCTCGACAACTTGACGGTCTGTAACGCGAGGGAGGATGCACAGTTTATGCTCCGCAAGGATGGGAGCCATTGCATTATAAACATCGTCAATACCGCGAAACTGGTATCTCTGCGCTTCGTTAGTTCTCTGTTTGGCAATCCCTGCTTTCGAGATCGCACTCATCACCTTGCTGATGCTTTCGTAAACTTTCTGCATATTGTTTTATCCTGTAAAAACGTTCTATCTTATGAAAAGGAACATCATCGTCCCATACAAAATCCCAAACACTATCGCTGTCAGCCAGTCTAGCAACGATCTCATCTTCTTCTCTTTCTCTATCGTGTTCATATAGCATCCTGTCGAAATAATAATCTTCGTTCATAGCAAAAAGGGGCGCGAGGCCCCGTGTGTTAGTTCATGCGTTCCAAAGTCTGATAACAAGCAACCCACTCTTTTACATGCTCAAAAGCTACGTCCCAGCCAACACGGTTAGCTTCTTCGAGGTCGTACGTTTTGCCGTTGGAGTTGTAGAAAGTCCACTCAAGATGACTGATTGAAGCGTCTTGAAATTCATTCAAAGCAATTTCGATTGCTTTTTCTTGCTTGTCAGCGGGAAGGGTTTTGATGAATTGCTGAATGTTTGCTGGCAGGTCGTTCATTTCGCTCTCCGTTAGTTGGTAAAGTAATCTTAGCGAAACCACAAAGGCTTGCAAGACAAATTTAATACCAGCAGACGAAAGGCAGGTTCTACACGATGAGCGGCAAATCACCAACGCAACGAAGCCTAGAGAAACTCAGGCAAGACGGCTATCTCTGTCAGATTGTCGAGAAGTGGAACCCACATGCTCGCATCAGGCAGGACCTATTCGGGATCGGCGACATCCTAGCTATCAGGGACACTGAGACGCTGCTGGTGCAGACAACAAGCCGAGGGAATGTTGCAGCAAGGATTAGGAAGATCGAGGAGTCGGAGCATCTGCCAGCAATCCTTAAAGCAGGATGGAAGATCGAGGTTCACGGATGGGGCAAGTTGAAAGCCGGGTGGACTTGCAAGGTGTTTGAATTCTGATTTAGACTCAAGGCTGTTGTAATCGCAAGGGATACCCCGACGGGGGGAAAAGCGGACTCATCACCCGCCTGCCCTTTGCTCCTTCAGTGATGACTACCTTGATGGAGGTTCGCGTGGCGAAGTCTTATCGTAGCCAATATCTCGACCCGAGATGGCAAAAAAAGCGTTTGCAAGCACTTGAGTTTTATGGATTCTCTTGCATTTTGTGCGGAGAAAAAGAAAAAACTCTTCATGTTCACCATAAGCAATACGTTCCTAACAAAGACGTTTGGGATTACAGCAACTTGCAACTTGAGGTGCTTTGCAATGATTGCCATAAAAGCACCCATGACGAAGAAGATTTGCTTAATGAAATTATTGGTTTAGTCCCTACATGCAAAGTTTCTCGAAATGATCTGGCATTTCTAATAGCCGGTTTTTGCGATCTTGATATAGAGGACAAACTTTATGATGCAAATAGCAAATTGATTTATCGGCAAGGCCAATTAGCCGAGCAGCAAAACGCAATCAGCCGAAAGTTCTATTACGAACAGAGTAAGGAGGCTGATAAAAATGAAGATTAAAAACTGGAATAGATTTCAGCACTTTCACAATCGCAGACCTCCGTGGATCAAATTGTATAGAGACATTCTTGATGACAAAGAGTGGCACGATTTAGACTCAAAAGCCGCTAAAACGCTCGTCATGCTTTGGGTGATTGCTAGCGAGAACGAAGGTGAGCTTCCTGACATTGAAACCCTCGCTTTTAGGCTTAGATTGTCGTCGCAACAGCTAAAAACTGACATTTCAAGGCTTTCACACTGGGTTGTACAAGATGATATCAACGTGATATCAGATGGATATCAAGATGATGCTCTAGAGAGAGAGAGAGAGAAAGAGAGAGAGGGAGAGACAACCAAATCCCCCAAAGCTACGCGTCTCCCCGAGGATTGGATGCCGAGTGCAGATGATCTGGCTTTTATGGCAAAGGAAAGGCCGGATCTGAATCCACAGCATGTCATCTTCAGTTTCAAAGCGTATTGGCTGGAGAAGAAAGGCCGGGATGCGGAGAAAAAAGATTGGTCTCGAGCTTTCAAGAATTGGGTGCTTAGAGAAAAGCGTGGCAATGTAGTTCAAATCAGCAGCCCTTCAAACATGAACGATCTAAATCGGAGGGCAACGTAATGAAAGGCCACGACTTCGTAAACAACCTACAGCTTGCAGGCAAACCACCTAAAGC